AAAGGCGGCGGATTCGGCAAACGTCGCCGTGATCCGTTCTTGATTGTTAGCGAAAGCGGTTGCAAGTGTCGTTATGCGAAAGTCGCCGGCGATGTCAAGGATGCCACGTTTGGCCCGTAGTTCTACGATGTCGCCAGCTGCATACGTTCCGGGCAACGGGTCGACGTCGGGGCGGATGACGGCCGAAACGGCGGTGATGGGCGCACGCCTTAAAGCTAGTTGTCTGTCGGCGTGGGTGCCTAAGAGTGTGGCCCCGGCAATGTCGGAAAACGCGATTGTTGTTTGCGTTAGCGCATAGGCGGAAGATGCTTGCGTTGCCGTGGCAACTAGTTTGTCGGGGCCTTCCCCCGAGCCTAGGGCGTCGACCTGGGTCGCTAGTTGTGTGGCGTCGGCCGTAAAACTTAGCGTTTCGATGTTGGCTTGCAAATCAAACACGTGGTCGGTCGGGTTGCCCGTGTTCGGTGATGTCAAAACCAATTCCACGGTCGGCGTGTTGCCTTGATAGGTGAGTTCTAGAACAAAGTCGAACCCGTTGTTTACATCGGCTAGTTGTTCTATGGCGGCGCCAACGTTTTTGCGTTCCCAAGATGGGAACGTGCGGGAAATGTTCACGCCGGACGTGTTGGTTCCGGCGGTGCCGATGATGTTCAAAGCGTCGGGAACGGCGTTGGCGTAGTCAACAATGGCGCGGGCCACGTCTAGTTGGTCGGCGTTCGTGAACGTCTGGGTTGTCCGTATTGTGCGGCGTTGCAAATACGTTAGGAAGTCGCCGGCGCTCACTGTTGCGGTGTTCTGGCCGGCGTCCCCGGCAACCGCCCAAATGACGCCACCAAAAACTAGGGCGTCGTTCCGTTCAATCCAAAGGACGGTCGAGCCGGCGGCGATCGTCGGGGCCCCTGGTGCGTCTAGCGGCATTTCGACGGTTGCGGTTGCGGGCGCATTTATTGCCGTTTGATATTGCAAACCGGTTATGGGTAGTTCGGCAATGAACACGGTTGGGGCCGTGACGGTGGCGATTAACGCCCGGAATTGGGCGGGCATGTTAGGCCCCGGCGCCAAGTAACAACGTGAGGTGTCGCAATAGGTCTTGGGTTTCGGTGTCGGTTAACGATTCCGGGCTCGCCGCTTTCGCCAACAAGTCGGGGTCGATTGCGGCAAGGGTTTCTTGGCGTGCCGTTTCGGCGGCCAGCATGGCGGCCGTTTCGGCGTCGTGTTCGGTTACTACCCAACCGGCCCGGACGGTGCCGCCGGAATCTATGGCGGGTGCCGTGCGTGTTAGTTGGTGCGTGTCGGGGTTGTGTTCGGGCCGTGGTTCTTCGACAATCTCAACCCAACCGCAAACGGCGAGTTGTTCGGCCGTCCATTCGTTGCCGTGCGGGGTGACCCATTCGCCGGTGTCGGTGCGCCGGTCGCCGCCCCTGGGTCGCCCTGTTTGGGTGATTGTTCCGTTTTCAATTTTGGCGTACTTCATGAAAGTTCCTTTAGATTGTGGCGCCGAATTGGCTCGAAACCCACTGAGCAAAACTAGGCCATTCCGTTTCGGCGGCGACATCCCCGTCAAACACACCAAGAAACGCAAGATCGCCACTAAACGGCCAAGACGTCAGATTTCGTATAAACATTTTTACGCCGTTTAAAGTAGCCATAGTGGCCACGCTGTCAAATATTTCCGAATCGTCAAGGTGAGCCGTTGCTTGTGTAGGGGTGAAGTTGATACGGAAACCGTATGTGTTGCCCGACACAATCGTTCCCGCTGCTGTGTAGTTGGACGCCGAATTGGCGCCAATTCCTAGCCGTCCATCTTGGGCAATAATCAAACTGAAAACGGCGGAGTCAAAGACATCGTGAACAATTTGGGAGAAACTTTGCAAGATCGTGTTTTGATACCACACGACCACAACGGAATAACTAGTTAGGCCAGTGGGCAAAGTGTTTGCATACGAGGGGTGATCGCCCGACGCAATACTAGCGCCCCTAACGGCTGGCTTTCCGTTAACGTTTGAACTTGCCGCATAGGTTAGCGTCAGATCAGTTTGGCTAGTGGTGGCGTCGTTCCCGTTCGGTGATTCGTCGGGGATAGTTTCCCCCGAGTTGAGCACTTGGCCATCGGTGTATCCTTCAGCTTGAAAGTTGTCGCCCCCCGGCCAATATAGGCTTTCCCAAGCAATCGTTAACGGGTCAAAAAGGTTTCGTGCACCGGCGGCGCCTAGTTTGGCGGTCATGCAAACGCCGATCCCATTTGGCTTCCGTACCACGTAACGCCGGCATCAAAAGTTGTGAAAACGTAGACGGAAACGGCCGCATATGTTGGGGCGGTAGCGTCGGCCCAATCAACCGACGCCGGCCAGGTAGGCGTAAAAGCGCCCGATAACTTGAGCAAAAACGTGTGCCCGTCGGTGGTCGGTGTTGCAAAAGTAAATGTGCAATTGTTGTTCATCACCACCTGTTGCGCACCGTCAAGCGTCAACGTCTGAGTTGTGCCTGATGCTGTTACATTGTTGCGTGAGTATTGGCCGCTAGCGATTTCTTGGAAAGCGCCGTCCACAGTCGTGGCGGTCAGATAGCTTCCGGCGTCGGTGATCGTGTCGGCGGCGGCCCCTAACGTGGTAAGCGCCGCCGCTGCTGTCGTGTCGTCGAGGACCGTTGCCGCAAACGTTGTGATTGTCGTCGATGCGGGAAGGGTGAGCGTCTTAACGTTGGCGTCGATTGCGTCAAGTTTGGTTTCGTCGGCGGTAGTGAAAGCCGCGGTTGTTGAATCTAAAACGGCCGAATGCGCTTGCACGTCGGAACCGATAGCCACACCTAACGCCGTGCGGGCCCCGCTGGCCGTCGTCGCACCGCTTCCGCCCCCGGCAATAGGCACAACGTCACCGGTCGCATAGGCGACGCCCAAGGCCGTTCTAGCGGCGCTAGCTGTAGCCGATCCGGTGCCGCCATCGGTGACCGGTACCGTATCGCCTGCACGGTAAGCGGCCGGGGCGACGGTGCGGCCGTCGGTAATGTTTGCGTTTGTGATTGTTGCCGCCGCCGCCGCAACCGCAACGGTCGCCAACAAAATAGAGTTGGCCGGCATGGATGGCGCCACCGGACTAGCGGCCGGCGTGCCGGCCACCACGGCCAACACCCAAGCATTAACGGCCCCCGAATACGCTTGGTCCTCAATCTTGGCAACAACCAAGTCAAGGCGGGGGTTTGACACGTCGGCAGCGGTGACCGTAACCGTAGTCGAGCCCCGATTTTCGACAATGTACGGGCCCTGGTAGGTGCCTTCCGTGCCTTGGATAATGGCCCGGCCGCCGGCGACATCAACCGACATTGCCGGGGTTCCCGTTTCGGTAACGCTTAGGTCACCAGCGGCAACGATGCCTTCGTTGCCGGGGCCGATAAACACGTCAAAAGCCCGGCGGACGTCTTCGGCCGGGTGTGTGCCGGCTTGAATGAAAATGGCGGGGTTTTGTTCAGTCATTTTTGGGGGGTCTTTCTAGGCGTAGGCGTTGCGGGAATACACCACGAGAGTGGCGGCCCCGGAACCCGTCCGGGTCAATCGTAGTTCGTTAAGTCCTGGGGCAAGGTCGAACCAGGTCGAATCGGCGTTTAGGGTGTTGTAGTTGTTAGTGATGCCGCCTAGTTTCACGGTCCGGTTTTGCGTGTCTACTTCGAGGTAGTCGGCGGCGGTCGCTAGCGTTTTGGTGAAAGCCAAAAACGCGCCATCGCTCGACCTAGTAACTACTGGGTCTTGAACGGGGCCGTATATGCGGAACGTGAACGGGGCCGAAAAGTTGCCGGCGTTTGTCACTTCGGCAAGACCGGGGGTGATAGCACCACCAAAGGAAAGGTCGAAAGTTGCCGGGAATGTGAGCCCGGCGGATGATGTGCCGGCCGCATTAACGGAAACAATCGTTTGATAAATGCCGTATAGGCGGGGGTCGGCGGCGGATAGTAGAAAGGTCGCACGGGCCACACCGTTAGCGAACCTAATCCCGATTGGAACGTCACGGCGTCGAACGTGGGCGGTTGCGGTGACAACGGTTGAATTGGCGACGCCGGGAAGCCAAAAGGCGATCGGTTCCGGGTCCACGGTTGGCCCCATGGCACGGGCTAGGGCGTCAAGCTTGGCGGTCATGGTTGACGTGTTATCGTCCACAATTTCAAACGTCAAAATTATCGACCGGGCCGATAGGTAATCTTCCCCGGCAATGGAGCCGTTTCGTTGCGCTAGGGCCCTGTCGGATGGCACGGCCGGCGGTGCGCCGGCCAAACCTTCAATGTTTACGAGGTCGTAAACGGTGCCGTCGCCCATTAGTAGACCGTTGCGCTCTATTTGCCATTCGGCCGTGATTAGTGCACCTGTCGACATTATTAACCCCCGGCGTTCGCTAGGTAGATTTCGTGGGCTACGGCGGCGCCGATGGCGGCGGGGTCGGCCATTGTGAGAACCTGAACGGAAACGTCACCAACGCCGCCCTGGCCGTAAGCCGTGTTGTTGTTGTTGTATTGGCTCGACCCAAACAAAGAAACAAGGTTGTTGTCGGAATCGATATAACTTCCCGGCGTGCCCTCCATAACTATGTCTTGGCCCATGCTATTTGTGGTCGGGTCGTCGCCCCCACCAAACACGCCAAGGCCGGCGCCAATTATGCTTGCCCCATTTTCAATCGCCCATTGGACCGACCCCGGCAACATGTCCCAAATCACTTCGCCCACAAATCGAAGCGCCCCAACTAGACCGTCAACAATTTTGTCGCCCATATAGGCGCCGGCGTCTAGTAGCAACTGGCCGCCGGCTTTCAACCCGTCCCACATTAAACCGGGTAACGCCTTGACCCCTTCAACAATCCTGTCGAAACCGCCTTTCGCCATTGCTTCAACGGAAGCAAAAACGGCTTTGAACGATAGTTTCACGGCTTCCCAACCCAACAAGAAAGCGCCCTTGAGTAGGGTCCACAAACCGGAAACTTGTTCGATAATGGCGTCCCACATTCCCGACCAATTGCCAGTGAATAAGGATTTCCAAAAGTCGAACACCCCGGTGAGGTATTGGAGCGCGCCTTCAACAATGGTTTTGATTGCACCCCAAGCGTTGGTGGCCGCTTCGGTGATGGTGTCGCCCCAACGCCCCCACAAATCTATGACAAAACCAACGAACGCTTCCGCCTTTTCTTTGATCCACTCGAACGCCCCGACGATAGCCCCGACGATTGCGTCAAAGATTGGTGGCACGTTGTCCCGCATCCACCCAAACGCCACCATTGCAGCGTCCACCATTTTGTCAACAACTGTCCGAAATATCTCTACGTTTTGGTAGGCCCAAACTAGGCCGGCCGCCAATGCAGCTATGGCGGCGACGGCCGCAACAATCGGGGCGTAGGCTAAAACAAACATCGCCGCTTGGCCGGCCAGCCCGGCTACTAGTGCATAGGTGGCCGTCGTCCATGCAACGACTGCACCGACTACCACGGTGCCGACGACGGCGGCAAACGCCGCAAGGGCCGGGTCGTTTTCTTTGATCCAATCAAACGTAGTTTGCAAAGCGTCAAATACGGTTTGAATGCCTTCAACTAGGGCGGCGCCGGCGTCTTTCACGGCGTCAAAGCCGTCCGCCAACACGGCCATGATGGCGTCCCAGTTTGCGTTGACCCAATCAAAAACGCGAATTGCTGCGTCTTTTACGGCGTCAAACGCCGCCACCAAAAACGGCAAGGCCATTTGGTAGAGCTCAACGGCTTTGTCTTTGACACGGTTAAACGCCGCCGCTAGTGGCGGCAAAGCCCTTTGGTACACTTCAACGGCTTTGTCTTTCACACGGTTAAACGCCCCAATTAGCGCCGGCAAAACCACGTCGGTTACATACCCAACGGCGTTCAAGACCGTTTCACGCCACACCGGAAAATGTTCGATTGCGTAATCAACAAACCTAGACACGACCGGCAAAACGTGCGTTTCAATCGTGGCGGCGATCTTGTCAAGACCTTGGCGTTTCAAGCTTTCTAGTTTGGTTCGTAGGTTGTCGCCTAGTTCAGCACCCAAGGCGGCGGTCGTACCTTCCACGTCCTTGAAACCGTCGCCCATTTTTTGCACACTGTCCAAAAATTCGGGAACGGCGGTGGCCCCCAAGTCTTCAAGCGGTGTTCCAAAAAGAGCGATTGCGGCTTCGGCCTGGGCGGCCGGGTCTTCTATCCCTTCAAGCGCCTTAATAATGTCGAACGTGGCCGCCGATGCTACTTCGCCGCCCTGCAACAACAGTTGTTGGTATTCGCCCATGTCCGCACCCATTAGGGCGAAAGCGTCGGCGGTAGCCGTTGAACCGTCGGTAGACCGGATAGAAAACTCTTTGAATGCGTCGCCTACCTTGTCGAGCTCAATAGCGCCGCCTTCGCCAAAATCGGTGAACAACGTCAACATGTTTTCGCTAGACAAGCCGAGGTCGGCAAAGACGCCGCCGTATTCTTTAATGGCCGAACCTAGTTCGTCTCGGACTTCGGCGGACATGTCGCCACTAGCGGCGGCGATCAAATCGAAAGCGTGTTCGCCCGTAACCCCGAAAGATTGGGCTAGCTCGCTCGCCGTCTGCATCGCTTCGTTTACGTCACCGCCGAACTTGTCGGCGAGGATAAACGCTGATTCGGTCAGTTGTTCAATGTTGGCGCCTTCGCCAAAAGCCCGTTCGGTGTCCGCCATGACCGTGGCGACTTGTTCGAGGGATTCGCCCCAGGCGTCACGGTAGATCGCGGCCGATGCTTCTAGGATGTCGTCACCGACGACAGACCGTAACGCTTGCCGGTCCATGGCGTCGCCGAAACCGTTCACGAATCCGGCGGCGGCGGTAGCGCCGGCGGCGACCATTGCCGCCCCGGCCGCTTTACCAAACCCGGAAACGACGCCGCCAAGTTTGCCAAGACCCGATTCGGCGACGCCAAGCGCTTTTGTTAGGCCGGTGGCGTCGCCGAGTATTCGGATTTTTACGCTTTCGGCCATGGCGTTCGGCTCATTTCATGCGGTTACGGCTACGTTCCATAAGGTCCGCATCCCTAGCAATAGTTTCTAACGCTTGCAATTCCCACGCCCGCAATTGCCGGGCTTCGGTCCATGATAGGCCAAAACGGTTCATGACCCCGGCCAACCGCCTAACCCGGTTTTCTCGGGCTAGGCCCCTTCTTTTCCCGTTTCATCGTCAACGGTTTCAAACACGATTGAACCAACGGGCATTGCCCGCACTTCTTCAAGTGTCAAATCGGGGTTTGTGCGTAACCCCGCCACGTAGCCTAGAGCCAGCATCATTTTCACTTGGCCGTCTTCGGGCTTCCCGGTAGGGATAACCCCGCAAATGTTTTCGACAATTTCAAGTTCGCCATACGTGAAGTCGTCCATGGAAACCACGGTGATTTGTGGCGCCACTTTTCCGGTGTCGTCTTTTTTGGTCATGGGTTGGGTTCCTTTTTGTTGAGGGTTCGGGGTCATGTTACCCCGCCCGTTTACAGGTTGCGTTTAGTCAACGCCTTAACGGCTTTTTCGTACGCTTTCGACACTTGTTTGTGTTTGTTCGCCAACGCTTTTTGGGGGAATAGGTTGCGGGGTTGCCAACCGCCTTGGGGGCGTGGGTTGCGTTTGCTTCCCCATCCCCAAATGGCGGGGCCTGCGTACGGGGTGCGGGCGGGCGTCCCAATTTTCACGGACGCTTCCCGTTGCCCCGCCTGGGCCTTTATGGATTTTTGTAGCCGGCCGCTTTGGCGTGGGGCTAGGCGCCTAGCTTCAACGGCCACGATTTCGGCGGCCGCCAAGTTGGCTTTCCTAAGTTCACGGGGCAAGGCTTTGTCAACGGTCCGCAACGCTTTTTGAACGTCTTTAAGACCGTCGACTTGTAGCCCCACGGCTTGTTGTTTGGCCACCGTTGCCCGGTTATCAAACGGCGCTATCGGCGCTTTGATAAGTCAAACTGATTGCGGCGTTTGTGCCGTCGTGCATGATTTGAAAAGGCAAGGTTTGGCGTGGCGTATCGCTCAAGGAAACAACCGGCGCCGCATCCGTCCAGTTCACCGCCCGCATACGGATCGCGATTTCGTCGTTGTACGGCGATTCGATTTCGGCGCCGGTCCACTTTAGTTCAATGTCAACAACGGTTCCGGAAGTCCATTCGGCGTAACGGGTTGTTCCGGTGAAGTCGATCGCAACACTGCCTTCGTACATTGGAACGGCGTTCCGGACTGGCTCTTTTTTGAGTTCCGAACCCCGCAGGTAGTAGCGGTCAGTCTTTAGGCCCAAGTTAACGTTGAGGGATAGGTCGAGGGCGTCGAGCGTTTCTGGTGTGCCGTCGGGGTCAAGGGTTACAACGCAATCGGTCCAGTCGAACGGCGTTGTGTCCGCCGGGTAGGCGGGGGTGCCGGCGCCGGTCACAATGTCGACATCTTCAAAGTCGAAGTCGAACGTCATGGTGAGCAAACCGGAAGGTGATTGGGTCAACGACCAACCGGTGATGACGCACCCGTGATAAGTGAAAGCGCTGGAACCCGTTTCGAGTAACGGCCTCAATATTTGGATTGTGTAAGAAACGCCGGGGGCGGCGTCGCTTGTTTCGTATGTCTGCAAATAGGCGGTCGTGGCGCCTTGCTGCGTGGGCCCGGCCGATGTCCCTAAACAACCTTGCAACAGAAGGCCAAGACCGCCGTTCATGGCGTCAATCTCGATTGAACCGGTGCCGCCGGTGTGAACCGTTACGACCCTATCGGACCGAAGCGTTTGCATGTCGGCACGGAAACCGACCGACTCGATGCGTTCTTGGGTGCGCGTGAACGTATCCGCTTTTCCTTCAAAAGCACGGGTGAGCGCCGCCGGCGTTCCAAAAGTGCTTTCCTGGCCAACGAGGATGGCCGCATCTAAAATACTCATTTGGTGTTTTCCTTTTTTGCGGCCCGTGTCCGGGCTTCACGAATTTTTCGGGTTACCCCGGCAACTGTAGACGCCGAACCGGCATCGATGTGTTCCGAGTCTACGACATGGCGTAGCTCGTCGAGTGTTAGGCCGGCGAGGTCGTCGGCGGCGGCGTCTACGGTTTCCCAATCGCCGCCAAGGTTAACGGAATGTTCGCCGGCGTCTACCGTTCCGCCATGCGGCACGGTGTGCCATTCGGTGCCGATTCGCACGGTTGCGGCGTTGCCGTTGTTTTTGTAAATCATGTGAGTCTTTCCCGCATTTCTAGGGTCATGGTCATTTCGACACGTTGCCGGCCTTCGACCGTTTCGCCTTGTTCAATTTGCATGGCGGACACGATGACGGAAAGGGCGCCGGAAGCAACCGGTGCATTCGGCCATTCCGCGGGTTGCGGGTAGGCGGCTAGCCAATCGTCAACGGCCGCCGCAATTTGTAACGCCCGTTGTTCGGCGTCGGCGGTGTCGGCCGTGACTTCGGCGGAAACGATAACGTCCCATTCCCATTCCCATATTCGCCGCCGGCGGCCAGTAGTCAACCGCATTTCGGGCGTTCCGGTGGTCCGGGTTTCGTCGCTTTGGAACAACGATTCCCGCCGGTAAAGGTCCGGGGCCGGCCGGCCATACGTCACTTGCACTAGTGGGGCGGCGGTGCCGGTCCCGGTGGTTATCCCTAAGGCCGCCAATTCGGTTTGTAACCCACGCTTCACGGCGCCAACGGTGGTGGTGGTAGCCATTACAGTTGGTGCCGGTTGGCGTTCAGTGTGGCGTTCACGTCAGGAAGCGGGGTGGGCCGCCCAACGCCGCCCGCCTGGGCCCTAACCTCAAAAGCGCCTTCGGGGGTGGTGAGGTTTATAGCCCGGTCGGGGGTTCGGCTATGGAGTTGTAGAACCCAAAAGCGGGCAAGTGTGCGGGCCGCCCATGCGATGTCCTCGGGTGTGGTGTTGTTGACGCCGGCCGTGCCTTCAATCACTACGTTTTGACCACCAACATTTGTGGATCGTGACCAAACGCCGGTGTGACGGTAAACGGTCCCGTATGGTTGCAGGCTGTAGACGATGCCGGAATCGGCCACCCCGTTAACCGTGGCGCTTGTGATCGTTCGGGGATACAACACCGGCGCCCCCTCAATACCGACTAAACGAATGGCCATGAGGCCGTTGCCGTCAAGTGTGACCGTGAACGGGTCATAGGCGGGGGTTGTGATGTCGCCGAACGTGGTCCCACAAAAACGGTTTATGGTGCGTTCAGCGTAGGCGGCGCCCGCCGTCAAAGATGAGTCGGGGAACGTTGCGGCGTCGCCTAGCCCGTCGAGGGCTCTAAGTTCGGCTAGGGACGTGTAGGCCACGGTTAGGCGTCGCCGTTGGTGTCGTGGTCAACCATTGCGGTTTCGACCTTGCGGCGTCCCCGTGTGCGGGTCGCCTTTTTGGGTGCCGGTTTTTCGTCGGCTTCTTCTTCTTTGGCCACAACGTGGGCGGCGATACGGGAAGCAATAACGGCGTC